GTTGAATTCCTGCGTTGCAGGTCTTGATGAAAAACTAGAACCAACTTGACTTCCTATGTATGGCATTATGTTTGCTCCATTATTCCAATGATTGTATCAAGGCTGTTTGCTGTGTTGGAAGATACTTGCAAACTATGCCCTGCTTGCATGATGGTTTTATTACCTGCCATAAATTCAAAAGCACTTTGAGCAGGTATGGGTATGTTAAACCCAAGATGCCCTGTTTCATCGCCTATTAATCTTATTTTAACATTAATCTGACTTGACGTAATATTACAAAGATTGATGCTTAATACAACTGTTGTAGTGCTTGCAGGACAGGTATACACAGTAGCAAAAGCATTTGCTGATGTGTTGCTCCCATCTTTTATTTTGTTTTTAAATGTATTAGGCATATTTTTATCCTACATCATCTAATAACGCACAAACTAAAACCTCTGCTGTGGATGCTGATGATATTGCGTGTATATCAGCAACTGTTGTATTTGGTAATCTTGCACAAAAGAACTCATTCGGACCTATCGTAATCCCATCACCTACTGAAGAGGATGCTGTGCCTGCATCTAATACTATGTAAATACTTCTACTGTTTGTGTCGATGTTCTTGATAAACAGAAAGTTTACTTTGTCACCAGTCGCTACGGCTGTTGGTGCTGTGTCATCGTC